CGGCTCTGATTTTTGCCATCGGGATAAATTGATTAAGAACGAGTAATACTCGCTCGTAACCAACCGAACATCCTAAGTAATTTGAACAAAGTACTTGGAATGTCCTCCAGTTTCGCTCCCAGTTATGGGGTCGAGACAGAGGACCCGAAGGTAATAAACGAGACTCCCAAATCCGTTGAGTTTCTAATCGAAGCTTATCGGAAGGGAGATCGGTCGAGCGCAGCAATTTCGCTAAGTCAGATCGGGAATATGTTTGGTACGGTAGGTGCCAGTTTCTTTCAATTGTTGACAGGAAACTAAGGACTGATGAAGGTCCTTGGTATTCTGACAATGATGAGAGAGGGACACCTGTTATTTCCGTTCCGTTATGGATCCATCTCTTTGCAAACTCATACGTAGTTTTACTCGTATGCGTTTTGCTCGGAGATGTTTCCACTCCTAACCTTTCCAAGATGAGTAAGTAGTGTTTAACTACAGACTCATCCCCTAGGACCACGTCGTCACCCAGCATCATGTAATTCTCGTATGGTAATTTCTCACCAGCGAGTCTTGCACTATACTGGATGACTAAGTGGTGGCATAAAGCGAACATAGGCCAAGAACTATATGCTCCCATTGGTTGACCAACCGCGTAAGCGATTGAACCACCTTCTGGTTTAGCATATGGTAATTGGACTAAAATTCGTTTCCATGCAAGGGCTTTATCAGAACCTATCATCTTTTCCAATGTTGCGACTTGCAATTCGATAGGAAACCTATCGGTTGCATTCGACAAATCAATAGAATGAAAGAATGGTTTTGGTAAAACTCTTCCTAGTCGCGAACCTTGATCAAAGGTACAGTCGGCTTTAAATTTTCGAAGCACTTTGAGTAAATCAGAGTGCAACGGCTTTAAGGCGCACTGCGACCAATAATCAAGAATTGCGAACACTCGGCTCTTTCCTTCTTTATCCTTCTTAACCGACAGGCGTCTGAGAGTTGGTAACTCTCGGACTTTTCCTCTTGGTTTAAGTGGGACGACTTCTAGAATCTCGAACGTCTCGTTCATCTTGTCTTTAAGGGTTTGACCCCCCAAAGTCGTGATGTCGCGAGCTATTCCGGATTCGGGAAGGAGTTTAAGGTCTATGATACTTGTATCCAGAGCGAGACCGTTAGGTCCGTTCTTGCTACTAATATGATATGCCTCGAACTCAGACTCGAAAGCGTGAGGATAGTTCTCAATCTCGTTGGCAATCTTGTGAATAAGCTCCTGATCAAGTGGGACTTTAGGTCCCTCCAAAATCGGGGAGTAATCCACAGGATTCCACGCAGAGATTTCTCGTGACACTACTAATAGAGTCATTAGAAATCGGAGATCGTTTTCGTCACCAGTCG